CCCCCCCCCCCCCCCCCCCCCCCCCCCCCCCCCCCCCCCCCCCCCCCCCCCCCCCCCCAAAACAAAAAAAAAGAAGAGGGTATAGATAAAACACTAAAAAAACGAGTAAATTAAGTATATTGCGTAACAACCATTGAAAATGAACAAGTTAGATAAAAATAAAATAATAGAGTTTTTGTATAATCACGTCGACATTAACCGACTTATTAATTCTGTGGACCCGGAACACGTTAGAGACGATTTAAGACAAGAAACATTCCTAGCGTTACTATCTATGCCGGATGACAAAATAAGCGAAATTTGGGCCTCTAATGGCCTTGTAGGGTTTACTATAAAGATTATTACTAACATGGCATTTTCTAGCACGTCACCATTTTATAAGAAGTTTAGGAAAAATGACTATCAAAAAGCTTTAGAATATTACCGGAGTCAACAAAAACTACCGGAACTTAACCTTAACTTTGCTAATATTGCTAATAAACGCTTGGCTATGAAATACCATGAAGACGAATTGCAAGCACACGAAGCCATATTGTTTACCAAATATGTTGAATTAAGAAGCTGCAAAAAGGTAGCCGACTTTTATACCATACCAGAAAAACACGTTAAAGACATAATCCGTAAAACAAAACTTGAACTAAAGAATATTTGCTTAAATAATAAAAATTAAACTTATGATTGAAACAAATTCTATTCATCAAGGATGGGAATGTCCTAAATGCAATAGGGTATATTCTCCAACAATAATTATGTGTATTCATTGTCCTACTAGAAAAGTAACAACTAATGGAACTAGTAGTATTTCTTTTACACATTCATTTTCATCTAATATACCAAGTCCAACAAACAAAACTAAATGCAGTATATGTGGATTAGAAAAATGGCAGCACCCTAATATTTCAAATACATAAAATAAAATATGTTACAATTTTATATAAAAAAGTAACAAAATAAAAAACAACTTATGATTACTATTTCACTAGCAGCTTTCTTTTTTGCCTATTACTTTGTGGAAGTGGCCAAAATAGTTTACGTTATAAAAAAGGTATGGAAAATTCCTTTTGACAAAAGAATGAAGCCGTTTGACTGCGTTACTTGCTTAAGCGTTTGGATGGCAGTCTTATTTTATTTTATGCCGTTTGAGGTCGTACAATTTATTTGTATTATATTTGGGGCTGGATTCATTGGACAAAAAATTAAATAATATGACACCAGTAATACTACCGCTACTTTGCCACAACGATAATACAATTTTATTTGATGAACTTGGCATAGATTACAACTACGAGAATTTAACGAGCGTTGAGTTTATGTTTTTTAATATTGACTATGCTTGTAGCAATATCAAAAACAATAGAGAGTTTACAGAAATTGTCAGCACTGGCGAAAGCTTTGTCGTTGACTTAAGCTGGGATGAATTTAAAAAATTGTTTAAATGATACAAGTATTAGGCATAACCCAAAAAGGTAGTGGCTGCGGATGGCATAGAGTCACAATGCCGCTTGCGTATATGGATGATGCTTATAACCATGTTACTAATGTACCTAGCAAAGAAATACTAGAAGAGCGACGATTTGATATATTGTTATACAATAGGTTTAGTCCTTTTGATAATGCTTGGGATGAAACTAAGCAGCACTTTAAAGTTGTTTTAGACTTAGACGATGACTGGGAGTTACCATATAGCCACCCACTTTATCCATTTTATGAAGCGCAAAAAAATCGTTTATTAATTAACTTGCTTAACGCGGACCTTGTTACTTGCACTAACGAGCGCATTGCAGACAAAGTAAGTAAGTACTGCAAGAATATTTTAATACTACCTAATTGCATACCACTAGGAGAGCAACAATACACCGACCATAGACACGAAAGCGATTTAGTTCGTATATTCTGGGCCGGAGGTAGCACACACCTAGAAGATATAAGGCTACTTGCTAATCCTTTAAAAAGGTTAACTGCGTCTAAAGGTTTTGAAATGATATTAGGTGGGTACACCGATAGCGACCCAGTAAGTAAAGCTTATTGGGACCAAGTGCATAGTATGTTTACCTTTGGTGGAAAGTTTCCTAATAGAAAACTTGCAAGCACTTTGCCCAATAATTATATGAGCCATTTTGAGCACGCCGACATAATGCTTATTCCTTTGCAAGAAAGCGATTGGCACGCGTGTAAAAGCAATCTAAAGATACTAGAGGCTGCAAGCAAACGCATAGCGGTAATATGTAGCCACGTCGAACCATATAGCAAAGATAGCGACGCACCGGTGCTTTGGGTAAAGACTCAAAGCGACTGGTATAAACATATAAACTATTTATTAAACAATCCACTAGAAAGGATAAAGCTAGGTGAAGACCTTTACGAGTGGGCAAAAACAAAGTACAACTATGAGTCAATCGGAGCAACTAGACGCGAAGCATTTGGAAACCTTGTTAAAGCATAAACACTTCTACGATTTGTTTATTGTTTCTGGCGAGTTAGTAGCATTTACTAACGAAATACAAAACGAACTATTAGAGGTCATGCGCACACGTGATGCATACTATACGTATAACAACCGCTGCGGTGCTTGTATCGGAACCTTTTTAACTAACGTATATAAAACATTCAATGAGCAACTTCATTCATAAGACGGCCATAGTAGGGCCAAACGTAACACTTGGAGACAATGTTTATATTGGTCCTTATTGCGTAATAGGCGAACCAGCCGAACATAAGCTATTTTGGAACGCACCACTAGGCCAAGTGGTAATAGGCGACGACTGCGTAATAACTGGCCATGTAACTATCGACGCTGGTACTACTGAAGTGACAACCATTGGCGCTGGTACATGGATGCTAAAGCATAGTCACGTCGGACACGATTGTAAAATAGGTACTAATGTAACTATAAGCTGCGGCGCAAAGATAGGTGGCCACACACGTATTGGCAACCATTGTAATATAGGACTTAACGCAGTCATTCACCAAAAGCAAGTAATAGCTCCGGGCTGCATGATTGGTATGGGTGCCGTTATTACACGTAAGCTTTATACAACACATTCCACAAAGTATGCTGGGAATCCAGCTAAAGAAATAGGAAAAAATATAATATAATGAAAGTACTAATTGCCGGCTTAGTATATGGAGAAAGGCCAATAGACGCTTTGGTAAATAACCTAGCAAACTTAAATTATGAGGATGCTACCTTTTATGCTATAAATAAAGAAGGTATAGCAAACGCTATGAATGAAGCTATTGACATTGCTTTAATGGATGGCTTCGATGCGATTGCTTATTTAGCAAACGATATAATTGAGCCAGACAATTGGCTTAACAAAAAGGTAGAAGCTTTAAAAACTTATCCTAAAGCTGGCATTGTGGCAAGTAGTTTAGATAGGGTAAGAATTGGCATTAATAGTGAACACATTATAAGCAACTGGTTATTAAGTATGGACGTAGTTAATACAATAGGTATCTTCAATGAGTCAATGTTTCCGTATGGACCTATTGACTTAGACTATTGCGAGAGGGCCAACCTAGCTGGATTTAATACTTACTATGTGAAAGATTGTCTTGCCGAACATTTAGGAGGTCATGCTAGCGGTAACGAGTATGGCTACGACAAGGCCGAATTATTACAAAAGAATTGGTCTAAACATGAAGCGGATATAAAAGGCTATCGTGAAGGCACTAAAGATATAACAATATGGATGTAAGAGAAAGCGTAACAAGAAAGTTTAAAGACATAGACGAAGACAAACTAATGGAGTTGGCCTTTGCCTATTGCGACAATTGTATGATGGGACAAAAGCAAGTTGCTACCGGTAGCGGTAAGATAGTAGAAATACGCGACCGCTTTGTGCCGACAATAGATTACTTTTTAGACCATTGGCTTAGAAAGCATGACTTTGAATTTTATACAAGAATGGGTCTTTGGAAAATTAGACAAGACCAGACACACCCTTATCATGAGGTGGCAAACAGAATAGTTACAATGTTTAAATCATTAGCTATTGATATTGTTGCTAACGAAGGTAAAGCTATTTTCTATGCTAAGAATGCATTAGGAATGACCGATAGGGCCATGACTGAGAATACAAACATAGACACCATCACAATCAAGTATGAATCTTGATATAAAGCTATGTAAGCCGCACCCAGCACAAAAGCAAGTCTTGGACTCCGACGCTCGTTTTAGGGTTATGATGTGTGGGCGTAGGTTTGGTAAGTCATTAATTAGTCAAAACATATCTATTGAGACGGGCCTACAAAGAAAGCACGTAGCCTATATAACACCTACTTACCAATTAGGTAAGATGTTTTTTAAGGAAATATGTAAGCTTTTGCCAGATAAGGTTTATAAAAAGAACGAGACCGATTTACTTATCGACTTTGTTACTGGTGGCTCTGTAAGGTTTTATACCGGAGAGCGTTTAGATGCTATGCGTGGAACCAAATACCATTTAGTTATTATAGATGAGGCCTCGTACATACCTAATTTAGAAGAGGGATGGAATAATAGTATAAGGCCAACACTTACCGACTTTAAAGGTAAGGCAATATTCTTAAGCACGCCACGTGGCAAAAACTATTTTTATAGCTTATTCATGCGTGGCGGTGAGCCTAACTGGGAGTCTTTTAAGTTTACTACTTACGATAACCCACATATAGACCCTACGGAAGTTGACGCAGCTGCGGCCCAATTGCCATCGGTAGTATTTAAGCAAGAATACCTTGCAGACCCTATGGAGAATGCAGCCAACCCTTTTGGCTCCGAGTTTATCTATGCTTGCACTAAAGAGACTAAAGGCGTAGCGGCTTACTATGGTATTGACTTAGCTAAGTCGGTCGATTGGTCCGTTATAATTGGTATGGACAAGCAAGGTAATGTCGTGCATTTTGAAAGGTTCCAAAAAGACTGGATGCAAACTAAAGAGACAATATTAAGGTTGCCAAAGAACATACCGATAGTAATTGACTCAACTGGCGTAGGAGACGCCATAGTAGAAGACCTACAAAAAAAGTTTAACAAAATGTATGGGTTTAAGTTTACGGCTACAAGCAAGCAGCAACTACTTGAGTCATTAAGTAGCGCTATACAGACTAAAAGCATTAGCTATCCAGATGGACCGATTAAACAAGAACTAGAAGTGTTTGAATATACCTTTACACCAACTGGTGTAAGATACTCGGCACCACAAGGATTCCACGACGACTGCGTTATTGCTTTGGCTTTGGCTAACAAGTGCCGTATTGAGCACAAAGAGGTAGGCAAGTACCACGTTATTTAAAAACTATATTTATAATAGTATGAAGCTAACAATTGAGAAATTCCAAAAACTGCAAGACTTATCAATACTTGAGGAAAGCGAACAAGATAAGTCAAGCCGTATTATTCAAATACTCTTAGATAAAACTATGGAGCAAGTGGATAAAATGCCGGAAAAGAAGTTTAATAAGCTTTGCTTAAGTATTAAAAACTTATTTGAATTAGAGGTTGAGAATGCAGTAACAAGTAAGCCGCAAAGATTAATTAAAGCAAATGGCAATTGGTATAGATTAAACTTTGAAATTAAAAGGCCTTTTAATGCTGGTAGGTATATAGAGGTCTTGACATTTAGTAAAGGCAATCCAATAGTTGATATGCACAATATCCTAGCTAGTATTTGCACACCTTTAAAATGGAGTTGGAAAAGGTTTAAATTAATCAACCAACCATACGATGCGCTAAGCCACGAAAAATATGCAGACGATTTCAAGCAAGCAGACTTTAAACATGGTTATCATGCTATGGTTTTTTTTTGCATACTATTAACCAATTTAACGAGCAATACAAGGGCTTATTCGGCTCAAGAAGTAATGAGGATAATGAGCAATCAAAAGAGGTTAAGAGTATTGAAGAGAAATTTCAAGAAGATTTTGGATGGGTTTACAACGCATCAAAAGTAGCAGACTTTGAGAGAATACCACTAGACTTGGTATACGATTTGCCGGTAATACAATTTTTAAACGATTTGAGCTATTTAAAACAAAAACTAAGTGTAGATGAGTATCAACATAAGCAGCGCACAAAAGAAGGCACTTAGCGAAGGTTTTGACTTTGGCGGTGAGGACCTATCACAATTTGGAGTAATAAGTAATGTATTAGAGCAATATGGCAACTTGTTTCTTGAGAATATAGACAAGTATGCAGACGAATTAAGTGTTACCAGTAGTGGTAGCTTACTTAAGTCTATGAGTGCTGAAATCAAAGACTCTAATAACATTAAGTCATTCACACTCAAGCTTTTAGATTATTACGATTATCCAAACGAAGGAGTAAAAGGTGTTGATAGTAGCAATAACGCTCCCGACTCACCATATCAATACAAAAACTACGGAATGCCACCGGAGGCCCTAAGTAGCTTAAAAAAATACATACTTAGTGGAAAAGCTAAAATTGCTAGTGTTAAAAATGACAAAGCACTAGGAATTGGACAAGAAAAGAAAGGATTAAAGCAAAGAGACAAAAAAGCACTTATAGAACGTCAAGTGTTGACTATGGCTTATTTGATTAAAAAATATGGTATTAAAGCAACGCACTATTTTGACCTAGCTTTTGAAGATACGTTTAAAGATTTTGACGACGTAATGACAGAGGCGCTTGGTGAGGATGTGCAAATAACAATAGACTTAATGAGCAAGAAATATGGCAATAACTAATTTAGCTTACCCAAGTGGTAGCCCATCGTTACAAGATAGCTTGTGGCACATTTTTGATAGCAACATTACAAGCACCGACTTAAAATATGTCGTTGATTTGTTCGTAGGCGGAGTGCAACAAGTAAGAGTTAAAATATATCCAGAGCCACTAAGTGGATTAGGTTATTTTGATGCTGGACCTATTGTTCGTAATACTATTACTTATCAATGGTTTACACCTAAAGAAGAGTTATTAGTTTGTGAGCCAAACGTAAGCGGTGAAGTAGCGCAAACTTACCAATATAGAATAGGTGATGAAGCAAGCGGTATAACTAATTTAAATTTAGCTAGTGGTAATGTTACGGCTTATAATTGGACGGCTCCAGTATTTAAAAGAAAGGTAAGTGATATTAGCACTTATAACGGAAAAGCATTTACTAATAGACCTAGCACAATTGATTTAAATTTAACAGATAATTTATACATAGGAGCTAAGCAAGTAAGCGGCGTAACTATTGCGACTTATAATGAAAGCAACACATTAATAACCAGCACTAATTTAACATTAACTACATTAAGACAATTTGTTCAATTAAACATTGGACCTAATGCTTTAAATACAACTTACGGAAGTAGTTTAATAAATAGCTCGGTTAAATATTATATGGTTACAATTGGAACAAGTATTTTTAGAGTTAATGTTTTATGCAATCCAAAATATGAAAGTAATAACTTACACTTTATTAATCATTTAGGAGTTTTTGATACCGCCGTATTTGATTTATCTAGTAGGTTAATGATGGACGTACAAAGAAAAGGTTTTGAAAAAAGGGATTATACCTATGGCGCAACGTCTGTTAATTACTTTGATGCTAATAAAAAATATGTTGATAGCAAAGTAAACTACTTAAATATTAAAGACCATAGTTATAAACTTACAATGAATGCGCCAACAGACGCTGACTACGAATGGCTTGCAGAATTAATAGACTCACCTCAAGTTTATTTTGAGTTAGATGGTTATTATTATCCAGTAAGCATTAAGAATAATAATTACGAGTATAGTAAATACATAAATAATAGACTTAGAGTTTTTGAGGTTGAAATTGATATTAACCAAACGCGTTATAGCCAATTAAGATAACATGACAAGAATTTTTATTGAAGGATACGAACTGGATTTAACGCAAGGCATAAGTAATCAAATTACTTATGCTATTGATGATTTGCATAACTTAGATAGTAAAAGTACAAGCTTTAGTAAAACAATTGTATTACCCGGAACTGCTAAAAATAATAAGCTTCTAGGTAATATCTTTGATTTTAATAATGCAAACTTTGATAATCCTTTAGAGCCTAACGTATTGCAAAACTTTAACGCAGCACGCAACGCCATTGCTCGTATTGAAGTAGACGGATTACAGATTATAAAAGGAGTTTTAAGACTACTTGAAATAATAAACTTAGACGATGCAATAGAATATGAGTGCGCAATATTTGGAGAATTAGGCGGATTTATTAACGCACTTGGAAATAAAAGATTAACTGGTAATGATAATCCTTTAGATGACTTAGACTTTAGTATTTATAACCATACTTATAGTTATGCTAATATTGTAAGTAGTTGGGACACGTCTGGTAGCACCGGTTATTGTTATCCACTTATTGATTATGGTAATGTTAGTACTGGAGCTTATGGTATTGCTAAAAAAGATTTTCAATACAATACATTTAAACCAGCTTTATTTGTAAGAGAATATTTAAATAAAATATTTAATGCTAGCGGATATACTTACGAATGTGCTTTATTTGATACTACAATTTTTAGAAATTTAGTTATACCATGTAATCAAAAGATAATTACAAAAGAAACAAGTAACGTTCTTAACTTAACTAAGTCAATAGGTCAGTCAATGAATACTGGTGGCACGCAAGACTTTATTAGTTATGAAACTAAAGTAGGTGCTTTATTTACTGCAAGTGCTGGTGATACTATATTTACTTATACTGGAACGCCAACATTAACAACAACTTTAAATATTGAAATACAAGGAGAATATAGTTTAAGTGTAAGACCTTTAACAATAGCAGTACTTAAAAATGGTACAATTATACCCGGCTCAAGTGTAACATATAATGGAAGCGATTTGCTTTATTATAATAAAACTTTGTCAGTATCACTAGCTACAAGTGACTCATTAAGAGTAAGGACAAGTCTAGTAATTAATGGGGGAGATTTTGTGCAAGTTAATGAAAGTACAATAAGTATAATTAATAGCGTTGCAACAACTGCGCCAATTGGACTAGGTGAAACAATGCTTATAAATAATACTATTCCGAGAGGTATTTTTCAAAAGGATTTTGTTACCTCTATTATGAAAATGTTTAACTTAATGATTGTAGAGGATAAATATAAAACTAATCATTTAATAATTAAACCTTATATAGACTTTTACGATGGTACTATTATTGATTGGTCCGACAAATTAGATAGGAGTAAACCTATTAAAATAAAACCTATGAGCGAAATAAACGCTCGATATTATAATTTTAAATTTAAGCAAGACAATGATTTCTACAATGAAGATTATACTAAGAAATTTAATGAGGGATATGGTGATAGGATATACGATAATGGTTTGGAATTTGCAAAAGATACTGAAAGCGTTGAAGTAATCTTTGCATCAAGTCCTTTATATGGTACAAATACAACAGATAAAGTTTTCCCAGCTATTTATAAGAAATCTAGCGAAAATACAAAAGAGGACCCAATGGACCATATTATACGTATACTACAAGTAAAGAAATTAAGTGGTGTTGCAAGTTGGTCTATTTATAATTTATTTACTAACTTAGGAAATAATACTAGTTATCTTTATGGTGGTCATTTAAACGACCCAATTACACCTAGCATAGATTTAAACTATGGGGCACCGCAGCAATTATTTTTTAATTTAACAAGTGGTAACTTAAGTAATAACTTATTTAATACTTACTACTCACCTTATATGTCGGAAATTACCGATAAAGATAGCCGTTTACTAACTGGCTTTTTTGATTTAAAACAACTTGATATTTATAATATAGACTTTGCTAAGTTTATTTATATAGATGGCGGATTATATAGAATAAGTAAAATAAGTGATTATAGCACCGAAGGTAATGAAACTACAAAAGTAGAGTTATTACGTGTAATTGATAAGTTTACTATTGTTATTGATGTAACGCCAAATTGGGTAAGTCAAGGATTTAATACTTGTAGCAGTTGTGCTAATTACTTAGTTTATAGAGACATTAATCCAAGTAGCCCTACTTATAATAACTATCAAGTTAATGGAGTTAATGTAGGTAATACGGCTCCAGCAAATGGAAATTGTGTTACTACTGGATTTTGGACAAGTCAATCTTATACTACTTGTATTGATTGTGCTAATTTAGACGTTCAAAGAGACACTAACGCTTGTAGCGCAACATATAATCAATATAGAGCTGGAGGCGTTGTATTAGGCCTTACCGCTCCAGCAAGTGGCCTTTGTAATGTAACACCTAATTTTGTTAGTCAATCTTATAATACTTGCGTTGATTGTGTTAATTATCTTGTTTATAGAGACACAACACCTTGTAGCCCTACTTATAATAATTATAGAGTTAATGGAGTTAATGTAGGCCTTACCGCTCCAGCAAATGGAAATTGCGTTACTACTGCTACTTGGACGAGTCAAGCTTATAATACTTGTATTGATTGTGTTAATTATTTAGTTTACAGAGACACTAATCCTTGTAGTGCTACTTTTAATAATTACCGAGTAAACGGAGTTAACGTAGGTAATACGGCTCCAGTAAATGGAAATTGCAATACTACTGCTACTTGGACAAGTCAAGCTTATAATACTTGCGTTGATTGTACTAATTATCTTGTTTATAGAGACACTAATCCTTGTAGTGCTACTTTTAATAATTATAAGGTTAACGATGTTAACGTAGGTAATACCGCACCAACAAACGGAAATTGTGTTACTACTGCAAGATGGGTAAGAGACGGCGATGAATTTTGTTTTAACTGCGTAGCTTATCAACCTCAAAGAGACACTAATCCTTGTAGTGCTACTTACAATACTACAAGAAATTTAAATCAAGGTGCATCTTCACCTTGCGTTTACGATGCTACTTGGACAAGTCAAGGTTATAATACGTGCGTAAGTTGTGTTAACTATTTAGTTTATAGAGATACAAATGCTTGTAGTGCTACTTATAATAACTACCGAGTAAACGGAGTTAACGTAGGTAATACGGCACCAGCAAACGGAAATTGTGTTACTACTGCTAATTGGGTTAATAATGGAGCTACATTTTGTTCTAGCTGCGTAGCTTATCAACCTCAAATAGATAATAACCCTTGTAGTGCAACTTACAATACTACAAGAAATGTAAACTTAGGCGCTGCGGCACCTTGTAATTATACCGCAAACTATGCAACAAATGTAGGAAATTTATATGTGTGCAATGTTCCAAATGGTGGCGTTAATACATACATAGTATATCAAAATACAAATGCTTGCTTTACTGGTAATCAATTCTATGCAAATGGTAATAGTTACGCAACTAATCCTAGTAATAGTTATCCAGATACTACACAAAATTGGGTTTCAAATGGTGCTAACTATTGCGTAGGTGTTGATTTATATCAACCTCAAAAACAAAATAATCCTTGCGCAGTTAATTACAATGGAGTAAGAGACCAATTAATACAAGCTAATTCTCCAACTTGTTCCGAAAGTTATACAATGAGTAATTGCTTAGGTGGTGGCGGCACTACATATAGCGCAACTTACGTATTAGGTAGCTTTAGTATTAATGAGCGAGTAACAAGTAGTGGAGTAACTTATGTTATTACTGGTACTACAACGCCAACTGCGGGTATATCAATAACAACTACTGGATTAACTGGATGTCCACAATATACCCAGTTTACCGATTTATGTACAAGTGCAACTTATTACATACTTGGAACTGGTTATAGCAGCGTTGGAACAAGTAGCGACATACCGGATGCGTGTTTGCAACCAACCGGCACAACGTCAACACCAACTGGAACCCAAATATATAATTTCACTAGCAACCCAAGTTGTGAGTGTGTATAAAAAATAAAAAATAATGGCAAAAAAGACAAAAGTAATAGGCGCAAAGATTGAAGTTGATACCTCGGGTGCCAGTAAATCTGTAAGTGAATTAGGAAAAGAATTAGGTAGCTTATCACCAGCTGCAAAAAAAGCTGGTGATGCTGCAAACCTTTTTAATAATGCTTTAAATATTATTAGGGCAAACCCAATAATTGCAGTAGTTACAACCCTTGTAGGAGTGGTAACAGCACTATTCCAGCCATTTAAAAAAATGGAGGGTGTAAGTGATGCGCTTGGTAAATCTTTTGGAATCTTAAGCGGTATATTTACTACGTTTATAACCAAAATACTTACTCCATTAATAGACGGATTTATACAATTTACCGAAGTTATTAATAATGGTTTAATAGGTGCGCTTGATGCGTTAGGTATTTCAAGTAAAGCAACAAGTGAACGCTTTGGAGAAATTACAGAGGCCCTAGATGACCTAGACGATGCGCAAAGAAATTCAGCTTTAGCAACTGCGGAATCAAATAGAAAATTACAAGAAGCTAGAGAAATTGCAGCGGATGCAAATAGACCAATAAAAGAAAGAGTTATAGCTTTAAAAGAAGCAGCAAGAATAGAAAAAGAAGAGACAGACAAAGTCATAGCTATTAATAAGCAAAGGGCTTCTTTATTATTAGAGCAACTTGCACTAGAACTTGGAGCACGTGAAAATGTTTTAAAAGTTATTAGAAGTGGAACTTTAGAGAATTTAAAGATAGCACGTGCCGAGTTAATGGGTATGAAAAACATTGACAAAGATAAGCTTGCGGCTATTGATGCACTTATTATTGCCGCTGAAGATGCCGGCGCACAAAGTGCTAAAATTGCAAAGCGCACGCAAGGTCAAGTTAATGCAATAGAAAAAGAAGGACAAGCAAAAGCACTAGAACAAAAAAATAAGGCATTTGAAGATAAGCTAAAGCTTATGGAGGCAAACGATAAGCTTGACATAGCAGCGCTTGATAAGCAAAAAGCTATTGCTTTAAATACTGCTAAGAGTGAGCAAGAAAAACTAGACATAGAGATTTTATATGCAAAAAAATCTTTTGATTTAAGAAATAAAGATTTACTAGATAAGCAAGGACTTTATAAAAAAGATAGCTTAGAATACAAAACATTGCAAGCAGAAATTATAAAGCTTGGCACAGAAAACATAGACAAGCAAACAGAGCTTGCGGATAAGCAAAAAGTAATAGATACTAAAATTACAGATGATAAAAAGAAAGCTTTAGAAGATAGATTAAAGTCTCAACAAGAATGGGACGCTTTTTATTATAAACAATTAGAAGATTTAAAAAAACTAGAGCAAGAAAGACAAGACTCAATTCTTGCAATCAATATAGCAATTAGTCAAAGCTGGATTAATTTAGGTACTAATATAGCTAATACTATTGGTAATCTTAATAGTGTATTTGCTGAAGGTAGCGACTTAGCTAAAGTATTTGGAATTGCTCAAGTTGCAATTTCTACGGCTGCAAGTATAGGCTCAATTTTACAAAGTGGCAGACAACAACAAGCGGAATATAACAAAGCTATTGCCGCTGGTAATGCTACAATTGGTATAGGTATTGCTAATGCTTTTATTCCGGGAATGCAAGGCTTAGCAGCTTCGCAAATATTATCTGGTAAAGCCGCGGTCGGTGCCGCAATGGTAGGAAAGGGAGTTTCTAAAGCTAATACAATAGCTCAAGCAGTTGGTGCCGGTGTATCTGGTGCGGCACAAATAGCAGCTATTTTAGCAGCTGGTAAAAGCAAAAGTGCGCCATCAACTGGAGGCGGAGGTGGTGCGGACGGAGGTAGTAGCGTAGTTGCAAGCGCTCCATTGTTACCAATGGCATCAACAACAACTTTAAACCAAGCGCAAGTTAACCAAATGGGCAACCAGTCACAAAGGGCCTATGTAGTTGAAAGCGACATAAGCGGCAATCAAGAACGTATTATAAGGCTTAACAGAGCGGCAAGAATAAACTAAAAGTACATTAAGCACAAAAAAGATATTTATTAAGTATGGACTTACCTATTTACGAACTTAAGATTCAAGAAGAGTTGCAAGACGATGCCGAGGTTTCGTTTATTGCACTTGTAGACAAGCCGGCCATTCAGCGTGATTTTGTAGCATTTACTCAAGATTTTATACAACCAAATAAAGGCGAAGGCAAAGATGCATTTTTACCTAGGTGCATAAGCTATGTAATTAATGAAGGTAAAGAAAGTGAGCAAGCAGTAGCTATTTGTAATTCTATGTGGGAACAACACTTTGCAGCTGCTAAAGTTTCATTTGATTATGATGATACCTTAAGTACTGATAGGGGCAAAGAAATGGCTAAAAGAGCAATAGCAGCTGGAAATACGCTTTATATTATTTCAGCTAGACAAGATAAAGAAGGAATGCTAAGCGTAGCTAAAGAATTAGGCATACCAGAAAGCAGAGTTTATGCAACTGGCTCAAATAAAGCTAAAGTTGAAAAAATTAAAGAACTTGGAATTTCTAAACATATAGATAATAATGCAGACGTAATTAAAGAACTTGGACCAATTGGCTCTAAGTTTAATTTTGAAATGTTTGCTATTCAAGATGAAGATAAGCATATTATAAGTGGACCATTAATGTTAGCGGATAAACCTATTTATAGAAATAATAGCAAATTTGGAGAACATTATGTCGTATTTAGTGCCGACACTATTAAAGATATTGCGATTAAATTTAGCAAAAAAGGCTACCAAGGTAACGTTAATTTAATGCATGACCAAGATATGCAGCTAGATGGTCTTATAATGTTTGAAAGCTTTTTAGTTGATAAAGCTAGAGGTATACACCCAATGTCGGGGTTTGAAGATGCAAAAGATGGTAGCTGGTTTGGTAGCTTTTATGTAGAAAATCAACAAGCTTGGGATTTAATTAAACAAGGTAAAGTAAAAGGTTTTAGCGTTGAGGGTTACTTTGAATATCCTACCGAAACTAAAGCTCCTACTTATGCAGAACAAAAGCTAGCAGAACTAGCAGAACTATTAAAAGTACCTTTAACACATAAATAATATATATAAACATGGAACAAGCACAAAACATTCTTAACAAAGTTTCTATGTTCTTTGCAGAACTTGTAGGAAACGAAGCAATGCCAATGCCTAGCGGAGAAACTGCGGCACCGGTAAAAATGATGCAAGCTAAATTATTAGACGGCACCATTGTTGAAGTAAGTGATTTAGCAGTAGGTGGAATTGTTACTATTGATGGTCTACCAGCTCCGGTTGGTGAACATACTTTAGAAACAATGGACACTATTGTTGTTGGTGACAATGGCGTTATTATGGAAATTAAGCCTAAAGTTGAAGATATGCCAACAATGGAAGTTCCAGTAGTTGAAGACATGAGCGCAAAGTTTGCAGCTTTTGAGTCAGCAACAAACGAAAAATTCACCGCTTATGAGTCTAAATTTGCTCAATACGAAGCTAAATTAGGCCAAGCAAACAAAGTAATTGAAGGCCTTATGCAAATTAGCAAAATGCTAGTTGAGGCACCACAAAGCGCACCGGATGCTGGTGTTAAAACAAGCAATGCTTTTGCAGACGAAAAATTAGATGCAAAGAGCGAGTTCGAGAAATTCTCAAAATCAATTTGTTCATAAACTAAAAATTATAAAAAATGGCATTATCATTCAGCGGCATAAGCGCATATACTAAAGAGCAGATTGCGCCCTTATTAACCGAAGCAGTATTTGCTGCAAAAACACAGACTTTATTAAAGTCTGGTGGTATCTTATTACCTAAGACAAAATCAAGCGTAAAAATCCCTAAGTTAGCTACTAATGCAAACTTTCAAGTTGATGCGTGCGGTTGGTCTCCAAGTGGTACAACAACTTTAACGCAAGCTAGTGTTACCGTTGGTAAAATCAAAATTGAGGAAACAATTTGTCCTAAAGATTTTGAAGCTTATTTCTCTCAAGAAGCTTTAAAAGCTGGTTCTACTTACGAAGATTTCGGATGGACTGATTTTCAAACTAAGTTCACAGAACAAAAAAATAAAGTTATTGCTAAGCAATTAGAAGTTGCAATTTGGCAAGGTGATACTACAAGTGCAAATCTTAACTTAAAGAGTTTTGATGGTTTACAAAAGTTAATCGACGCTGGTTCTCCAGTTGATGCTAACGTTTCTGGTTTTGTATCTGGTGGACCGATTGCAACAGTTACAGCTGCTAACGTAGTAAGTATTTTGAATGCAGTTTACAAAGCTATCCCAGTTGAAATCATCGACGCTGACGATTTAAAAGTTATGGTTGGTAACGATGTTTATAGATTAGCAGTATTAGCTTACCAACAATTGAACTTGTTTAACTACAAGGTTGATGGTGATATGAATCAAACATTCATTATCCCGGGTACAAATGTAGAATTAGTAGCAGTTAACGGATTAAACGGAACTGGTGACATTTACGCAACAACTTTGTCTAATATCGCAATGGCGTTTGACTTAGAAGCTGAAGAAGAAAACTACATGATTTGGTACTCTAAAGATAATAACGAGGTTCGTTACAGAGTAGCTTTCAAATTAGGAGTTGGCTTAGCTTATACACAATTAGTTGTGAAGTTTAAATCAGCAATCTAATTAAATTATAAACTATAAAAGGCGGTTAAATAAGCCGCCTTTTTTTTAAACTTTTTATTATGCCATGCGCCATCACTAGCGGTTATTCCATCGACTGCCGCGAAAATATCGGGGGATTACAAGCCGTATTTTTAGCCGAGTTCGGCAATATTTCTGGAGTTACTGAAGTAAGCGGTTTAGTTACCGGCATTACTAAAGCTACCGGAAAAAGATTTTACAAGTTTGAGGTGCCACGTGCTACCGCAAATACAAGTTCAAATGCAACTGCGTCCGAGGAAAACGGCTCAGTATTCTATACACACCAAGTAGTATTCCCTTTAAACAAAAGAGACTCTACAACTGCAAACATTGTTCGCACTTTAGCTAAAAACAAGCTAATGGCGGTTACTTTAGATATGGACGGAAATTACAGAATGTATGGTAAAGCAAATGGCTTATTCTTAGCTTCTACTGAGTCAATGAGTGGTACCGCAGCTGGTGACAGAAACGGATATAACATTACTTTGACTGGTATTGAAAAAGACGATTTTTTACAAGTGTCTAATGCAGTAGGATTAGCGCTTGAGACTGCTGGGTAATTCTACCTATTAGTTATTTAATTTGACCCTACCTACAATTGAGTAGGTAGGGTTTTTTAATTTATAAGCAAATGTTGCATATTTATAAAGGTGTTGATAATAATTTAATATTTTCTGGCTTAGAATTGGCAACAATTACTAATCCGAAATATTTGTTTATTTTTACAAGTGCTACCGAACAAAATGTTATATTTGTAGGAACTAATTTAAGTACTGACAATAGATATCAAAAAGTATTAGTATCAAAGTTGATATTTGAAAATCAAGAATGTGGCACTTGGAGGTATAAGATTCGCGAACAAGTAAGTGCTACAAATAAAAAAGAGGCCTTAAGTGGTGCCATAGTTGAGGAAGGCTTTATGTATTTGCATGAAGTAACAGATTGTGAAGACACGCAGTATGCGGAACAATGTAACGAATTTAAAACCTATTCAAGTGAGTAAAGCTTATAACATTATTAACGTCCAATTTGACCAAGCGCAGCAACCTAAATTTGAAGAGAAAAGGGGCCGCAATTACATAGAATTTGGAGAAAAAAATAATTACCCTAATTACTTAATAGACCTTTATGGCGAAAGTCCAAAGCATGGTGCTATTATTAAGGGAAAAGTAAATTATATTTATGGTAAAGGCTTTGAGGATATAAACCAAAAAGCTAACACCCATGGTGAAACATGGAATCAAATATTAAAGCGTTCTATATTAGACGATGAGTTGCATGGCGGATTTTACTTACAAATTATTTATAATGCGCTAGGTAAGATTAAAGATGTATTTCATATTGAGTTTCAGAAAGTAAGAGCAAGCAAAGACTTGACTTGTTTTTATGTTAAGAATGATTGGACCTTAAGCGACTTTAAAGAAAAAGCTAGAGAATATCCGGCTTTTAATATTAATGAGCCTAAAGGCACTCAAATACTTTTTGTTAAGCAATATAACCCTAAGAGTGATGTTTACCCATTACCAAGTTATTTTCAAGGTTTAAACTATATCGAGAGTGATATTCAAGTAAGTAGACACATTTTAGGTAATGCAAAGCATAACTTTGTCGCTACTAAGTTAATTAATTTTAATAACGGATTACCTCAAGAAGAGGAACAAGCCGACGTTGAAATGGATTTAAAACGTAAGTTTACTAATCACGATGGCGACCGCGTAGTTATTGCTTTTAACCCAAGTAAAGAAAACGCAGTAGACATTGTAGACCTTGGAGAAACAAGTTTAACAAAAGAAGACTTTACTAATGTCAATAATTTAATACAACAAGAAATATTTAGTTGTCATCAAGTTACAAGCCCTATGTTGTTTGGTATTAAAACCGAAGGACAATTAGGAGGCCGTAGCGAAATAAGAGACGCATACCAGATATTCCAAAATACATATGTTAACGAGCGCCAACAAGAACACGAGCAAACTTTTAGTAAGCTTATGAATTTAGCTGGCATACAAGGTGAACATACCATTATACCAGTTGAGCCGTTAAGCTTTGAATTTACCGAGGCTATTATGGCTGCTAACTTAACTAAAGATGAAATAAGAGAGTTAATGGGAAAAGAAGCTTTAGACCCAAGTATTAAAACACAAGCGCAAATCATTAGCGATAATATTAATTCATTAAGTCCATTAGTAGCTAATAAGGTTTTAGAAAGTATGACAAGCGACGAAATAAGAAGCTTAGCTGGTTTAGTCCCTAAAGATATTACAATAGATGCAAGTGGTAATACTATTACGCCACAACCAATAACGGCTGCAAATGAGTCTATTAAGAACTTAACCGGACGTCAACACCAGAACGTAATGCGCATAGTGCGTCAATTTGCAAATGGTAAGATTAACAAGGCGCAAGCAAGCTTAATGCTTAAGAGTGGATTTGGATTTACCGACGACGATGTTAATACTTTCTTAGGCGTTGACGATGACCCAGCAACCGAGCAAGCTTTTGCATCAATGCAAGACGAATTGTTATTAAGTGAGTTTGCAGCGTGTGGCGATAATGTTAATGATTTTGACGTATTAGAAACGCATGAAGCTAAAAACTTTGAACAATTTGCGGATGCTGAAATTAACAAATTAAAAGCCAACGTTTTAGACCTTATAAGCAAAGATAAGCGCATTACTCCGGAGACTATGGCGATTGTATTAGGTAAAGAAGTAAGTGCTATTAACGTGGCTTTAAAGGCCCTACAAGCGGAAGGTTATTTAAGTGTCATAGGTAGCGCAATAAATATATTAAATGCTAACTATAAACCTATTGTTCGTCAACTATTACAACCATTAGATAAGATTCCGGGTGGTGATAAAACTACAACGACCGAGGTGCTTTTAAGATATACTTACTATGGGCCAGAGGATGATAAAAACAGACCATTTTGCGCTAGAATGTTACAATTAGCAAAGACTAAGGTTTGGAGTCGTGCTGACATAGAAAACATAAGCGAGCGTTTAGGTTACTCTGTTTGGGATAGAAGAGGTGGTTGGTTTACAGAACCAAACGGAACACACCGACCATATTGCCGCCATCGTTGGAATGTAAAAATAGTAACTAGAAAAAAATAAGCAATGAGTTTAAACATACTTTTTATAAACGAGACTTTAATTAAAAGCCGAACTGCTATAAGTGATGCAATTGATGGCAAGCAAATAAAGCCATTAATTAAATTAGCGCAAGATAAATTTATTTTACCGGCTTTAGGTAGCACGTTTTATAATAGATTACAAGATGGCATTGAAATTGGTGACTTAAGCCAAGATGAAAAATACTTACTTGATAACTATATAACAGATGCTTTAGTATGGTTTACAATTGCAGAAATGGTTGTAAGTACAAGCTTTCAATTTTTTAGTAAAGGTGTATTGCAAAAGAGTAGTGAAGAGAGTAATTCACCAAGTAAAAGCCAATTGGATTTATTAGAACGTAAATATATGAGTAATGGCGAATTTTATAAGCAAAGATTAATAGATTATTTAAGAGAAAATTGCACAAAGTTTGAAGAGTATATGAACGTCGGCTCTGGCTTAGATGTAATTAACCCACAAATTCAAGCTTATACCTCTCCTATTTTTTTAGGTAGAAAAAACAATATGCGCAAAATTAGTAACCTAGATTTTCCTTATGAAAGCAAGAAGCTATAAACGCGAGTTTTTAGACAAAGTAAAACAGAAATTCAATGACTTACAACCAAGTAATAAAGACTATAAAAGCGATATTAAGCAGTCACGCAATGATAAAGAGCGTAAAGGGGGCAACACCTCGCGAGTGGCTTTACGAGGATAGCCATCCGGTTTTTCCAGTTGCTTGTTATGCCGTTAATACTGGTAGTTTAAATATAGGACGTGAGCAAGTATATAACTTAACGCTTTGGTTCTTAGATAAATCTGGTATGGAGCGTGAATTTGAGGACGATGTAACTAGCGACCAGTTGCAAATATGCGCCGACATTATTAGTAAGCTAAGAAATGGTGATAACAATTGGATAATAGATGACAATATAACATATAATTTAATAAGCGATAAATTTGAAGACTATTTAGCTGGTGTTGAAATTAGTTTCGACATGACTACTTTTTCTGATTTTGACGCTTGCGATATACCATTAAACCCATAAACAATGAGTTGCAATACTAGCACTACGGCTGACTTAAGGCCAGCACAATATAATGTAAAAATATGGCGTAATGACTCATGGAGTCAAGTTTTTGCAATTCTTGCAGACACTACGCCAGTAGATTTAAGCGGTTCCACTATTTTAATACAAGTAAGACCAACGCCATCAAGTACAACTATTTCAATGACTTTAAGTAGTGCAAATAGTAGTATAAGTATAGGCGGTGTAAGTAGAAATCAAATAACTTTAAATAAAAAAGTTGACGTTGCAGCTGGTTCATACGTGTATGATATGAATGTGACGTTCCCTAGCGGAGAGGTTAAAACATATCTTTGGGGTAATTTTATTATAAGTGAGGACATATCTAAACCATAGTAACAATGGAAATATTAAACGTGACGGAGCAAATTATTAATGTAAATGCTACGGATGAAATAATAGACATAAATGTAACTGAGGAAATAATAGATATAAATGTAACTGAAGAGGTCATTAATATTATTTCTCAAGCTGGAGCTTATCCATTGCCAAGTAATGTATTTAGCGTATTTGGTAGAGCTGGAAATGTAGTTGGTCAAGTTGGTGATTACACAACAAGCATAGTAGGTGAGGGAACAAATCTTTATTATACTGAAGCCAGAGTTGATGCAAACACAAATGTTGCTGCTAATACGGCTGCAAGGCATAACGCAGTTACAATAGGTACTGGAAATGGTTTAAGCTTAAGTACTCAAGCTTTAAGCTTAGCACTTGCTAGTACAAGTACAACTGGTGCTTTAAGTAGTACTGATTTTACTACATTTAATAATAAATTAAGTACTTCTACGGCTGCTTCTACTTATGTACCTTATACTGGTGCAACTAATAATCTTAATTTAGGTACTAAAAACTTATTAGCTACTAATGCTTTTTTAGGATTTACTTCTTTAACTGCATCTGGGACACAATTAGTTTTAACAATAACTTCAGCTCCAACGTATATAGTAAACGGCTCCGGAGGCCAAACGATTAAACTACCAGATGCAACAACTTTGCCTAATGGGGCTAATTATGTTTTTAATAATAATCAAAGTAGTGGTGCAATTTTAGTAAATAATAATTCTAATACTTTAGTAGTATCTATTCCATCTGGTGGTTATTGCACTTTAGAATTAACTGATAATACAATTGCAGCTGGTTCTTGGGATAAACATTTTGAAACACCAAGTAACGTAAGTTGGTCTACAAATACTTTAGATTATGCTGGTTCTATTATTAATGCGACATGGAACGGTGTTGCAATTGCGCCAAATAGAGGCGGAACTGGACAAAGCACTTATACAGATGGTCAATTATTGATAGGTAATTCTACTGGTAATACTTTAAGTAAAGCTAATTTATCCGCTGGTACTGGTGTAAGTATTACAAATGGTGCTGGTACTATATCAATTGCTTCTACAATTACTCAATATACAGACGCTTTAGCAAGGGCAGCAATAAGCTTAACAACAACTGGTACAAGTGGTGCGGCTACTTATAATTCAATTACTGGTGTTTTAAATATTCCTCAATATAGTGGCGGAGGTGGCTCTATGGTTTATCCAGCGGCTGGAATTGCACTTTCTACTGGTACTGCATGGGGAACTTCTATAACTGATAATTCAACTAACTGGAATACTGCTTACACAAATAGAATAACAAGTTTAACTACTACCGGAAGCTCTGGAGCTTCTACATTAATTTCTAACGTTTTAAATATTCCTAGTTATACTTTATCTGGATTAGGTGGACAAGCATCTTCTACAAATTTAACTTCATTATCTGGTTTAAGTTATGTTTCAACTTCATTTGTAAAAATGACTGCGGCCGGAACTTTTACTTTAGATACAAATACTTATTATTTAAATTCAAATCCAAGTGCATTTATTGCGTTAAGTTCCGCTATTACTGGTTATACAATTGGAACTAATACGGCTTTAGTTGCAACTGATACTTTGAATACTGCTTTAGGTAAACTACAAGGTCAAGTTTCAGCAAGACAAGCTGCATTAAGTGGTACAATTAATACTATTGCTTATTGGGATTCAGCTACAAGCATATCAAGTTTAGCAGTAGCAACTTATCCTACATTAACAGAGTTGTCTTATGTTAAAGGTGTTACAAGTGCTATTCAAACGCAATTAACTAATAAGCAAGGTACACTAACTTTAACTACAACTGGTACAAGTGGTGCTGCTACATTAGTTGGAAATACCCTTAATATACCTCAATATGCTGGTGGTGGCTCTATGGTTTATCCAGCGGCTGGCATAGCACTTTCTACTGGTACTGCATGGGGAACATCTATAACTGATAATTCAGCTAATTGGAATACTGCTTACACAAATAGAATAACAAGTTTAACAAATACTGGTACTTCGGGTGCTGCTACTTTGATAAGCAATGTTTTAAATATACCTAGTTATACTTTAGCTGGTTTAGGTGGTCAACCATTAGCGACAAACTTAACTTCATTAGCGGCTTTAAGTTATGCTTCAGCTTCATTTGTTAAAATGACTGCGGCCGGAACTTTTGCATTAGATACTAATACTTATCAAGGTACTTTAACTTTAACTACAACCGGTACTTCGGGAGCGGCTACATTAGTAGGAAACACTTTAAATATTCCTCAATATACTGGAGGCGGAGGTTCTATGGTTTATCCTAGTGCTGGTATAGCAGTTTCTACTGGTACTGCATGGGGTACTTCATTAACAGATAATTCAGCTAACTGGGATTCAGCATATACAAATAGAATAACAAGTTTAACAACTACTGGTACTTCGGGTGCGGCTACACTTGTTGGAAATGTTCTTAATATTCCTCAATATAGTGGTGGTGGTGGTATGTCTATTGGTGGTACTATTACAAGTGCAACGGCTGGTAGTATTTTATTTGCCGGTGCAAGTGGTGTACTTGCTCAAAACAATGCAAACTTTTTTTGGGATAATACTAATAGTAGATTAGGAATTGGTAGTACAACTTTAGGTTCATCTTTACAAATTAATGGTAACGCTGCTATTGGTTACTTAGCAAGTACGGCTGCTCCAGTTAATGGATTATTAGTATCTGGAAATACTGCTATTGGGTCAACTACTGCAACTTCAAAATTTAGTGTTGGAAATAAACTATTAATGTGGGATTCAAGACCAACAAATGCTCCGGTAGAGACAACTATGGGGTATATGTTTAATGTAGCTACTCCATCTGGTTTAATTAATGAAGACACACTTGCTGGTCAGCCTATTTTAACCCTTGCAGTAAATGTA